CCCCCAGTTCCTTAAATTCAAAGAGCAGCACAGAAACAAGCTGCTAATCTTCATCAGCCATGCCAGCGGTCAGAATCCGGACGGGCGTACAGCCAAGAAGGTTTTGTACAACGCTTCACTGAAAATTTACGTAGAGGGTAAACGTGCTTTTTCCCATGGCCGTTTCATAGGCCCGAAAGGATACTATGATATCTGGCCGGAAGAAGCGGAGATTTATTTCGGAGGAAAACCGATTTTGAATGATGAGAACGAATAAAGAAAAACCGGTCAGTGTCCAGCAACTCAAAGCCCTGCACGCCACTTTCCACCGCATCGGTATGGATGACGATGCCAGACACGGATGTATCTATGAGTTCACTTCCGGACGTACGGCAAGCAGCCGGGAACTGACGATGCACGAGGCCCGGCAGCTGTTGGAAAGGCTGAACCCGCCGGATGAAAAAACAAGGGCGATGCAACTGGCGGAAGCGAAAAGCGTGTTCCGCGACATCTACCGCCTTTCTTTCATGATACCGCAGCTCAATCAGGGTTTCACCAGTGACAATGAAGACGAATACCGTATGAACGTGGCGAAGCTCAACATGTGGGCACGGAAATACAGCAAAGCGCGCAAGGATGTTACCGCCATGAGGCTATGGGAGCTACAGGATACCAAGAAGCAGCTGGAAGCATGGATGCGCCGTGAGGAAAAGAAACAAAAAAATGAAACGATATGAGAACGAAAAATGAAATCAGACAGGCAGTGGCGATATTGACCCATAAAGCCGACCGGCTCAGTCTCGTACAGGCCGAGGTATTGCAGGGTGGCATGACCGAACAGCAGGTATTCCAGAAATACGTCATGGAAGTGACGGAAGAACACCGTGACGAAGAGGTGTTCTTCGCCGCCCGCGATGCCTCCCGGTTTTCTGCCGGACATATCGGTCTGGAAGAACTGATACCGGATGTACAGAGCATGACGGCGGCGGACTTTTCCGCAGCCGGGGCATTGGGTATGGTTGATGAAGAGAGCGGCACCATAACGCTCTCACGCAAAGAGTTCAACCGTTTACTGGCCCGCATCGAACGCTTGGAACAGTGGACGGGACTACGCCGTAAGGCTGCTCCCGGTGATTGTACGCCTCTCCCGTTGCCCGAGGATGCCGATATGGATGACCTGATGAAACAGAACGAGGCCTGCCGTTATCTTTCGTGCAGCAAGAATACAATCAAGGGATACGCTTCCCGCGGACTGGTGCACAACTACAAGAAAGGAAAGTTCACTTATTACAGCCGCCGGGAGCTGGATAAGAAAATCAAAAAACTTCGCAATACTTTATAGCCATGCCCGCCGCCTACAACACCACCGAACGTTACCGGGAATTGGAGAACCGGCTTTCCGAATGCCGCGGACGCATCAATATCCTGGAAGAAAAACTGCTTGGAAGTCCCGTTTCCCTTCCGGTGGCCGAATTCGACCGGCTGCTTGACGAGTACAGGGCCGAGCAGGTACGCCTCGTTCATCTGGAACAGGAGCAGGACGGAAACAGCACCCCGGTCAAGACGGCAGCCGCCAAGGAACGCTGGCGCAAGCAGAACCGGGACAGAAGAAAGAAACTACATTATTAACCCTATAAAACATTTATTATGGCAAGAACAAAGAAAACAGTAGTCAACGGTATCACCCGCGAACAGGCGGAACAGGCTTTCGCAGACTTTGCGGCCGCCGATGCCAAAGTACAGAACCTCACCTCGAAGATGGATATCGAGATGACACGTATCCGTGAAAAGTATGCCGAGCAGCTGGCGGAGCTTTCCGCCGTGAAGGAAAAGAATTTCGACATCATGCAGGCGTACGCCGTAGAAAACAAGGAAGAACTATTCTCCAAGCGGAAAAGCATCGAGAGCGCCCATGGCGTGTTCGGTTTCCGTACCGGCACGCCGAAGCTGAAGAACCTGAGAGGTTTCACCTGGGCAGCCGTAACCAACATCTGCAAGGAACTCCTTCCGCAGTATATCCGCACAACGGACGAGCTTGCGAAGGACAAGCTGCTGGCGGACCGTGACAACCCGGAAGTGGCGGAGTACTTCCCGAAGATAGGCGTACAGGTTGTACAGGAAGAGACGTTCTATGTGGAACCCAAGAAAGAGAACGATGCGCAGCAGTCTGCCTGAGGAATATTACGAATACCGGCCGCATGGCAGGAGCTGGGTGGTGTACCGTATCCGGCGTGACGCCACTGGTTCCACCGGGACCAAAGTCGGGCAGTTCCTCACGAAAGAGGAAGCCCGGCGCGAGGTCTATCGGTTGAATGGCTGGAAACAATATAGATATGAGTCATTTGATGAAAATATTATTATCGATAATTAGCCAATTGCTTCTCTATTACTGATAATTGGTAATACATATCTTCGAGCATAGCTTGTTCGTAACCTGTTATCCCTTTTCCCGAGTTCTTTTTAGACTCTAACGTTTGAATTTGCAATTTTATAGATTTTCTATTTCTAAGTAAAATATTAATGTCGCTCATAAATTAAAATATTAATGGGTTTATGTCGCAAATATACAAATAATTATGATAATAGCGTGGTTCTCATGCGGTGTAACATCCGCAGTAGCTTGTAAGATAGCACTAAGCCTGTATGACGATGTGCAGATTTACTATATTGAAACTGGCTCCGGGCATCCCGATAACACCCGCTTCCTCTCTGATTGTGAAAAGTGGTACGGTCAGTCTATCCACATTATCCGAAGCGACAAGTACACCTGTGTGTCTGATGTGTTGCGAAAGGGGTATATTAACGGTGCACATGGTGCTGCTTGTACTCTTGAACTGAAAAAGAAAGTCCGGTACAAGTTGGAAAAAGAGTTGAAAGAATGGGACGGGCAAGTATGGGGCTTCGATTTTGACCCAAAAGAGATTAACCGGGCTATCCGCTTAAAACAACAATATCCGGGCACAAAACCATTGTTCCCGCTTATCGAAAGACAGATAACAAAGCCGGATGCCTTGGGGATGCTTTGGAAAGCAGGAATAAAACAACCGGTTATGTATTCTATGGGGTACAATAACAATAACTGCATAGGTTGTGTAAAAGGTGGAATGGGCTATTGGAATAAAATCCGAAAGGACTTCCCGGAAGTGTTTGCTCAAATGGCGCAGATTGAACGTGATGTAGGCGCAACGTGCCTAAAGGATAAAGGCGGGCGCATCTTCCTTGATGAACTACCAACATGGCGAGGTGACCCAGTGGAAGAGATTATACCGGACTGCTCTCTTATCTGCCAAATAGAGTTTCAAGAGATAATTGATAGGCAGGTAGAGCGAATTTTGAAAGGGGAAATTAGTATTAACGATGTAGCCTAATTAGGCTCAAAACAAGAAAGAAAGGAACATTTATGGCATTTTTAGCAGTAAACAGAAATGGGGAGGAGTTAGTATTTAATGACCTCCCTACTTATGACAGAGTAGAAGATACATGGAAGGTCAATTGTACAAGAGAGGAACTTGTTTATGATGACCCGCATGATTTTTCAGCCGGGCATCATTGTGAAGAAGTGGATGATAGCGACTATGGTGTCACACTGCCTAAAGGTACAATCAAGAAAATTATAGGTAATCAGCTGTCATTCGCGGACAATCCGGTAGAAATATGCTAATAACTAAATAAGAAAGAATAATGGCAAAGATAACTTACAAATCAAACATTCCCAATGACAAGCCTCTTTGGCTTCTCAAGCTTCAACTGGCGGTCAGCCGGCTGGATGCCACGGGATTGAAAGGAAATGAGCGGGATTTCCGTAACCTGAAATCATTCATCGACGCCGAAATCCGTTCGTTAATGGGAAAAGGCGACATCCGCCGCAGCTTTGTGGAAACCGAACTCCGGCAGGATGAAAGCAGGACGGTGATACATATCTTCCGCAACCACATAATTGTCCAAACCTATTATATCGAAGCATGAGTGAGAAGAAAGACATATTGGTACTCAATTCCCCGAACTTTGGTACCGGTAAAGAAACCATAGGCTACTATATGGGGTATGCCTGTGGTTACTGTCACGGTAACGGCTGGTTCTGGAATCCTGAAATTATCCATGAACGGGTAAAGATACCCTGTCCGAGATGTGGCGGAACCGGACATGTAAAAGGTATCGTTACAGTGGAATGGGTTCCGGACGGGGAAGTGAAAGCCTGTTTCAGCAAAAAGCAGGAAATATGACACCGCATATCCCGATAAACTATATCGTCCAGATAGACAACTTCCATCTGGGCGAATTCATCTTCTACTGGAACTACTACGGCCAGCCCTGCTCACTTCTTCTGCAGAAGCCCAAGACGGAGGGCCTTACCGCCATCAGGCTGGTGGTCGACAGTAACGAAGCCGCCAGCTTCCTTTTATAGACCTGAATGTAAATGAGGACGGGTATTGCAGTTATTATCAACAGGCAGAGTGAAACAGTACCGTTTAAGCCCCGTAAAGAAGAGCAGCCGCTACAAGTACTCTTGTAACGGCTGCTTTATTTTCCTGCCTTAGAAAGCGCCGTAATATTTGATATGGCGCTCTTTGTTGCATATATGTGTCATACTACGTATCTTTGTATCAGGTTTTCAGAGTATTCAGGGGTTACAATTCATTTTTTCAGGATATGGGCAGTCAGTTAGAACTTTTTCCATGCGGCAAGCTCGGTTTCAACGAACGGTGCGGCAAGCTTTCAAGCACTCCGTTGCGTCGCAGCGCTGCCAGTCGCGGCGAGCGTATCCGCCTGCGTAACCGTGTGATGACAGCCCGTTTGTACTACTGGCGCGAGATTATGCGCCGCCGTCTTGACGACGTAATGATCATCCTCGCGGAAAACGAGTTCTTCGTCGACGAGCGTACCATCAACAACGCCTGGCTTGAATGCGCCGATTTCTTCGAATGGCTCTGCAGCACCCATGCCACTGTCCGCCAGCTCCGCCGTATGTTTCCCAGTTGGAAATGGTAGTCTATATATTATCTATAAAATCGGCTATATATACAACCTCATAGACTTTGAGCCCGTCCGGTCTCTTCTGTGGCCTGCACCGCGCTCTTCTGAATGACTTGGCGCAGTTCTCCATTTTGAATCCCTGTACCGCCCTATGCAGCGCTTCTACCATATCGAGCCTTGCGAAAGCCGTCTCCTGCACCTGCAGGGGCTTGTTCACATTGAACGAAGCACAGTCGTTAAAGCCGATTTTCAGCTCCAGGGAAACCTGTACACGCTGCATTCCGGGATGTGCCGCCGACATGTTTTCCGCTCCCGGATAGCTGAGTTCCACCAGGCAGCACGGGAATGCCACAGGCGGCCGGCTGTCCTGAAAATCCAGCTGCCCCTCGTCGGCATCCACCCAGCGCAGTTCCGGCACTTTTTCACGAATACGTTCCATTACAGTTTTCAAGATTTCCTTTTTCATCGTTCCATTGCATTTTTAAACAGTTGTTCCACATCTTTTTTTATGAGCGTTTCCAATTCACGGCTTTCTCCCATGAACCGGCGGCGAGGTATCAGCATTTTCCGGGCGTGCTGTTTCACCACATACGGCTTTCCTTTCCGGGACACGCGCTCATGGCTTCTTACCACTACGCTGCCGGAGAATCCCTCGTTATGGGCACGTGCATAAGGTACCCTGTCGCCTCCGGCGGTAATGACTACCCTGCGGGCGCTGATCTCGTCAATATCGATGCTCTTGCGTAATGCCCCGCTTTGTACGAGTAGCGTCCCCCTTCCGGGTCTGTATCTTTTACTCCATGTCTGCCATGGTTCCCCGTCAAACGCCTTTTCCGAGAAACGTTCCAGAAAATACCGTTTTGCCGTGGAAGCCACCGCTTCAGGCACTGCCTCTATGGCTTCTTTCACCTTTTGTTCCAATTCCTTGCTGAAATCCATTGTCTTACGCTTTAAAATGGTTATATTTGCATCGAAGTCCTGTCCTGACGGGGAGACAACACGTATCCAACACCCCGGGGGTGCAAGGGGGATTTACAAGGTCTGAGAATCGACAGCGCCAGGCAGGATCAGCCCCAAGAAGGAGTGCGACACCGGCTATCCAATCCGGACGGGCGGAGAAACGACGGAATCGTTTCACCTTTACGGTTCGGACGGACGCGAGGATGCACTCCGACGCTTTTTTATCAGCAACCCCCTGCGGCGTTTGTCCCATATCTCCTTTTTAAGGTTTACTTTCCGGTTTTCCGGTGTATGTGTCTGCATGACATACCAGGTCTTCAGCACCAGCTTTTCCCCCTCTATCCGGTAGTTTACGGCCAGTACCTCATCCCTGTAGTATTTCAACAGGCAATAGGTATCAAGCAGGTCATGCTTTATCTCATCGTTGAGCCACACCTCGTCCGGAGCGTGAAGGGTTTCCAGCATGGCATCCCAGTATTTTATGCGGTTATCCCGTCCCTTGCCTGCAGTATGGCTGTCGAACTGTTTCTTCTCAACAACCACCTTCCGGCCATCATAATCTGTCAGTACGATTCTTCCGTCTTCAGCGTATGTTTCCCATACCTCCTGTTCACTCCGCTCACTGGCAGGGATATTCCCGGAAGCATCCCTCTTCATGGCCTGTACCCCGGGCAGGTTCCAGCGTTCGGCTGTCATGTCCTTCAGATAGGACGAAGCCTGCTGCGGGAACTTGCGGATGTACATCTGGTCGGCGGTGAATATCCGTGCCGAGTCACAGCGGTTCACTCCCCAGCCTTGTGCCTCGCCCTTTTTCCATTCGGCAGTTTTCAGGAAGTCGTCCACGCGCCGGCGCATCTCTTCAAGATCGACCTT